ATGCACAGGAGTACAGAAACCGACATTTAATTAAGGCAATCAATTTAAAGTCAATTTTTTAACTGATAGGTAAAACAAAATGGCAACAAAATCGGTTATTGAAATTGATGTCTTAGACGATAAGTTCAAATCGTTTGCCGATGCTTTTGCCAAGTATCAAGAAGCATTAAAGAAGATGCCCGGAGATTGGCAAAAAGTTAATTCTGCTGCCAATAGTGGCTCTGCTACAGTAGCTAAAAACATTGCACAAGCTACTAAAAATCAAAAAGATTTAAACAAAGCTGTTGGAGATAGCTCCTTTGGTTTTCGCAATGCTGCTAGGCTTACTGGCGATATTGCAAAAAACTTAGCTTCAGGCGCATTATCTATTACTAAATGGGTTGCTTTAGGGGCTATTGGTGGTGGATTTGGATTAGGCGGTATAGCTGCTGCTGCAAGTGGCAGCCTTAAAAGAGCACAAGGTTTAGGAATTACTACAGGGCAACTTAGGGCTGTAAATGTCAATTTAGGCAGATATATTAATCCTGAAGCCACTTTATCTAATATTGCTGATGTTCAAGCTGATCTTTCAAGAAGGCAAATTCTTACTCGTTTAGGTGCTAAAGAAGGGCAAAACCCTGCCGAAATGCTAACAACAGTATTAAAAAATGCTGTTGAACAATTCAAAGCTGGCGGTCAAACACAGCAATATGCAGAAGCTATGGGTTTAACTCAAATTTTGAGTATGGAAGATTTAAGAACTTTGGCAGCAAATCAAAAAGATTTAAGCAAATCTTCTGAAAAACTTGTTCAAGATTTTGATAAATTAGATGTTAATGTTGCCGACAGCAAATCATGGCAAGAATTTTTTGTGCAATTAAAGCGTTCAGGAAATTTAATTGAAACATCTTTTATTAAAAACCTTGTTACCCTTACTCCACAATTAACTCGATTATCTGAATCTGTAGCCAATGCTATTGATGGATTTTTAGGTAGTGAAGAAGTTAAGCAAAAATTAGATGAGTTAGCTAAATACATTGGTAGCGAAGAATTTAAACAAGCTGCTGGTGATTTTATGCAAGGTTTAAAAGATTTAGCTGCTGCTATTGCATGGGTAGTTTCTACAATTCCTAATATTGCTCGTGGCTTAAAAATAATGGGAGATAAGATTCGTGGAGTATCTCCTGAACAAGCTACTAATGTAACTGCTGTTGATAATACTGCTTCAAACAAAATTGCTGCTACTTTAATGAAATTAGGGGTTAAAAATCCTGAAGCCATTGCTGGTTTTATGGGTGGAACTTATGGAGAAAGTAGTTTTAATCCAAAATCTTACAATTTAGAAGGTGGTGGTCATTATGGTCTTTTTCAATTAGGAAAACAAAGACGAAAAGAAGCTGAAGAAGCATTTGGTCAAAAATATTGGGGTGCTAATACAGATTATCAAATTGCTAATTTTGAGCGTGAATTACAAACAACTGAAAAAGCTACTTTACAAAGATTAATTGCTGCAAAAAGTAAAGCAGAAGGTGTTGAAGCAAGTTTAGGTTTTTATAGACCATTTACTAAAGAAACAACACAATCAGAAAAAGATGCTGAATTTAATCGAAGATTAACTCATGCTGGAGCAATTCGTGTTGAAGTATCTTCTACTGCTGGTTCTGACATTACTGCATCTGCTAAAGGATTACCACAAAGATGACCACTACTGGACAAACTGTATTTCAGGCTGCTTTTGAGGTATCGCCTATTATTTTGCAAGGTGGATTAGCTCAGTTTTCAGGTGGCTATTTACCTTTAACTGCTATTACCGAAATCATTGATTTTCCCGGTTTATCAAGCAAACAATTCTTTGCACACTTTAAACCTTTGGCTGGCAGCACTCTTGCTGAATGGCAAATAGCTGAATATCCTTTTGTGAACTTACAAATGGCTGCTAATGCTCAAATTCAGATGCCATTAAAGGTAAGTATGCTTCAAGTATCTCCAGCCCAGACAGGCGGTGGATACTTATTTAAACAAGCTATTTTTACTGCTATGAAGATTGCCTTAGAAAATCATGTGCAATTAGGCGGTACTTTTACAGTTCTTACTCCTGCTTATACTTATACAAACTGCCTTTTAACTGGTTTAAGGGATGTAACAAGTCCAAGTGATAAACAAACACAGACCATGTATCAATGGGATTTTGTTCAGCCTTTAATTACCGAATCAGCAGCAGCACAAGTAATAGGCAGCTTAATGGATAGACTTGGCGGTGGATTGCCAACCAATTTAACTTATTCTCAAGTGCCAGCCCAAAATGCTTTATTACCCGGTGAATCGATATTGCCATGACAGTAATTCCATTTAACCCATCATCTACTGCAAATTTCCAATTTACTCCAGTATTGGATGGAATCTCTTATGTGGCTATTTGCACTTATAACAACTATTCACCTCGTTATTACATCAATATTTACAATGCTTACAATACTTTAATTTTAAGCAGACCAATCATTGCATCACCCGATGATTACGATATTAATATTGTTGAGGGTTACTTTACGACTTCTAAGTTGGTTTATAGAACTAGTAGTCGCAGTTTTATCATCACTCCATAATGCGTTATTACGAAGTCATCATTACACCCATTAATGGCGCACCCATTATTTTTAGCACTCTGGGTAGTGCTGGAACACCTAATGGATCAGCTTTAAGGGTTGATTTTGACATCTACCAGCAACAATTTAATCAAGCTGGTTTAAATAGTTTTATTCGTATTTATGGAATTTCTTATAAACAAATAAGTCAATTAGCTAATTTAAACCCAAAATTACCTTTAACTGATACTGCTAACTTTGCAACAATTCAAATATCGGCTGGAATGTCTAAGGGTTTACCCTTTGCTAAACCAGCGCAGCAAGGTGTATTAGTTAAAGGTTTAATTGGTCAAGCATTTGCTAACTGGCAAGGAACTGAAATTAGTTTAGATTTAGTAATCATTCCTAATGCTGGTTCTCCTACTGATCCTGTAAATATCCCTTGGGCTTGGAAAAAAGGTGAAACCCTAGAAACTGCTGTTCGCAGATCATTAGGAATTGCTTACCCAAGCACCCCGATTACTGGTTCTTACAGTTCTGATCTTGTATATACAGAAGATCAGCCCGGCTTTTACTTTGATATTGAACAATTAGCGACTTATGTTTATAACACCAGTAAATCCATTAAAACTGAACCAACTTATATTGGAGCGCAAATTACTCAAACTTCCGATGGATTTATTCTAAGTGATGGAACAAAAACTACAGGAAGCACCTTACAACCAGCTTATACCGATTTAGTAGGTAATTTAACTTGGCTTAACATTGGCACAATTCAAGCTAAATTAGTTATGCGTGGTGATTTGGCAATTAATCAAAAAATCAAGTTTCCGCAAGGTTCTCCTGTAACCAATATTGTTAATAGTTTTTCTCAATATAAAAACAATGTATCTTTTCAGGGTGAATTTTTAATATCTCAAATTCGTCATGTAGGCAGCAGTCGGCAAGCAAGTGCGGATAACTGGGTAACTATTATTAACTGTATAGAAGCTCCAGCATAAAATGGGTATCTCACAAAAATCACCTTTTGCCAATTCGATTAATAATTTTACTAATCGTAAACTTGGCGATTACCAACAAGGACTTGGACAAGCGTTACCATGTCGAGTTACCAAAGTTGTAGGGGCTATTGTTACAGTCAATTTTGAAATATTGCCTGATAGCAAAATTACCCTTCCACCAGTTACTTGTCCAATAGCGGAAAGCACTTATGTAAGGCTTCCTGTACAGGTAGGTGACTATGGCATCGTAATGGCTGCTGATACACGCTTGGGGGGTATTTCAGGGCTTGGTCTAGGCAAAGCCCCATTGACCCACGCAAGTAACCTTGGTGCGCTTGTATTTATGCCTATAGGTAATAAAAACTGGACTGCTGTTGATCCTAAAGCAGTAAACATTAATGCTCCTAATGGAGCAGTAATTAGAGATACTAATAATACTTGTGTAATAACTTTAACTCCTACTGGGGTAATAACTACCATTGGTGGCACTACTTTTACCATTAATGGCACTTCTGTTACTGCTGTAAATGGAAGTTCTACGATTGCTATGGATGCTAATTCAATTAATTTTACATCCCCAATAATTAACTTAAATGGTGTTATTGGACTCAATGGTCCATTTACACAACATACCAATCCTTATGGTACATCAGGCAAACTGCTTGGTCCTCTTGAAGTTGTTAATGATATTAATGCAGATGCCAATGTTTCTGCTGCTGGAACTGTTACTGGTACTACCGATGTTAAAGCTGGCGCAGTCAGCCTTAAAACACACAAACATGGCGGTGTTACAACTGGTGGTGGTCAAACTGGAATACCTGTTTAGGAGAATATATGAGAACTTATGGAAAAAATGCCAATGGGCAATGGGTAGAAGTATTAGAAACCAGCTATATATGGTTGGCAACTTTAGCTCAAACTTTGCGACTTAATGAAAAGGAAAGTCCTTTTTATGCAAATTATGGAATACCAGCCCATGATTCTGTAATGAATCAAATAGCACCTACTATTGCAATCAACAGAACTCAATCGCAATATGCTCCATATTTTGCAAATTTAAGCGTAACTAAGAATGAATTAGCAACACAACCAACTTATAATATCTCAGCAGTCTTTCAGGATGGC